TCCTATGAAAATGATTTATTGGTTTAACTAAATCGCAAGCCTTGCATAATTTCGTTTCTAAGACATCATCTTTCATTTTGGGGTAGTTATATTACTTTGGATTTATAATTGATTGTAGGTGTGTTTCTGTAAGAAATAAAGGGGTTATTTCCAACTCTTCCCTATGTTCGATAAATAATTTGTTTGATATTGAGAATAACACCATCCACATCTAACACTTCGATTACTTTTTCTTTGCTTCACAATATCATCAGACATACAACGAGACATAAAAGATGTCATCTGTTCCTTATGTTTCGGTGGATAAGTGAACTTGGTTCTGGCAAACTCTTCAGACATAGTTGAAGCAACTCCTCCTTGAGTATCATTCTCATATTGAGCATAACAAATAGCCGCAGCTTGTTCTTGTCCATATTCATCGATTATATCAGATATACATCTTGAAATAAACTCTGATTCTTCTTCTCTTGGTTTTACTGATGGTATTGGCAACGTTTTAAGATTTAATTTTTTTTTTATGGACTTGTAATCCTAATTTCCAAGCGTGTATTTGATTTTCACTTCTATTAACCCACTCTAAATTACTGGCTCTATTATCGTATTTATCACCATTTTTGTGATTAACAAAATCTTTACCTTCTATTTTTGGTATAAAACATAAAGCAACTATTCTATGCCAAAGTTCATTACCTTTTGTTATATCACCTTGATGGATTCTAACTGATAAATATTGTCCTCTTTTTCTTGGTTTAAGTGGTCTTCCAAACTTACCAATTATATTACCATCCTCAAAAACTTTATATCCCTTATATTCTACGAAATTATTCATAATACAAATATAAGAAAAATTATTTACAAAGTTTTTCCGTATCCTCTAAGTTTAGTGTTCTCTTCTGTAAGAAAATCAACCTTCTTTTCAAGTTGGTCTACTTTGATATTGAGTTGATGTATCTCTTCTTTCAAGGATTCAATTATCGTTTGATAAATACCAATACTTGTAGCAAGATTATTCAATATTACATTATCACTATCCGCTTCTGTCTTTCTACGACCAACGAAAAATGATGCTGCTGCCGTTAAGGCATTTGATATAATTAAAACTATTCCTTCGTTCATATAATTAACAATCTACACATCTTGAATACTCTGGTCCCCAATAAGAAGGTAAATTACCATACCCCTGATTACGTCTTGGTGGTTTTCTTAAACCTGGTGTGAACCATACACCCCCAAAGTATTGAGTTTTTTGAGGTGGCATATCTTGGATAGAACCGTATTGATAATACCAAGGATACTCACTTGGATTACCCAATAAATAATCCATCATACGTTGAGCATAGAAATTATATCTTGATAATTCTATTTCTCTTAAATAAGACATTCCTTTAATATCGATTGATGTACCTTGTTCTGTATTACCAATAGTAATAGCTTTATTCATCTTACGAGCAAATATTTCAGGCATAGCTTCATAAGCCGCAGCATGAACCAAGTAAGGAGCAAAATAATCATCTAACATAGTTCTATCAGCACTTGAAATAGTTGTTCCTGATAATTGATTATCTCTAACAAGATTTTGATAATAATTGTAACCTTTAGTACCAATTAAGGCTTGAAGGTGAATCTCTTGAGCGATGAATATACAACTCGTCAATAAAGACATATCGATATTTTGATTTAACGTTGTGTAAGCCTTTAGCTTCGTTTCCGATATTAATAATATTTGTGCTGCCATATTATATTCCTTCTGTCTTATCTATTTCTGATTGAACATCATCAGGTAAGATTTGATTCTGTTCAATTCCTAATTTTATTGGTTCTTTATATTTCAAGAATAATACCTTCTCTAATGTCTCCAATATTTCTTCTTGGATTGGCATTATAACTGTTTGTAAAAATAATTGATATGAATCTAATATTTCTGCTCTACCACCCAATTGTCCTGCGGTTTTTATGCCCAAAATCATGGGTGAGGTTATCCTCCACGATGTTAATACGTTATTCTCAATTTGAGGTGCCATAGATGTATACCAAGCATCAGATGCGTTATTTGGTATTGGTGTAATTACCGGTGCTGTCTCAGGGTTCTCACTAAAGAATAAAAAGAACTTACCAGCATTATTTGTTGATGTATATTTTGATTGTAATTGTCTTTCAATCATATCCATTTCTTCTTCACCAGGCACACCATTCGTAAAACTTACAGCCATCGAACTCATCATAGAGTTCTGCATATTATTCAAGTGGAAGTTTTTAATCTCAATATCTAATTGGATTGTTGTAACACCCGCTAAATAATCCGGTGCCGGATAATAGCTCATATTGGGGACATAGTTTGTCTTGTCGTATAAGATTTGTGATGTTGCTGAATTGGGAAGCATATTAAACGCTTCTATTTCAACTGGCTTATATTTGTTTGGATTAATTGTTGAACCCCTCCAATCAATAGAGTAATAGTATGAACCGATATTACCAAAGTCATCTTCTTTACCGGCTCTTAATCTTGAAAAATCTGTATGATAAAACTCAGCAATTCCACCATCATTTGATTTAACGATGTTTAATGCGAACCCACCAAATAATACTCTGTCTGTAACAATCTTTTTATAAACCTCAAAAATGGTTTCATTTCTATTAGCCATAGCTAATACATCAGGATTACCTTCTTTAACAATAAGTCCTTTTCCTTTAACACCATAGATTACAGCGTTGGCACAAGCTCTATTAATACTTGAGTATTGATATAGAGCTAAAAGATGATTGGGGAATATATTATCTTCACCGTAATATACCCAAGGCTTATTCTTTATTACCTCTTGGTATTGTGGAACCTGAGCGGCGTTAAAATCTAATATCTGTAAATTATTCTTCATTACTAATAAATATCTAAAGTTTTCATTTTGTTTATACTTGCTAATTTGGTGGATTATCTATACATTCCTGTTCTTGTTCTGAAACATAAATGATACTATAAGCATCCTCATTAGGACTGATATACGGCTCAAATAAACACTCATCAGTTTGACTATCACCAACAATAACAATAGCTCTACCAGATTCAAGTTTATTATATGCCAAAGATGGATTAGTATTAGCTGAACTAGTTTGTTCGTATATTGAATAATAATATTGTCCTATGTATTGAAAAGAAACAGAAGGAGTTGCTGCTGTTAAATTGACAGTAGGGGATTCGATGAACCTAAACTTATCGTATCTTGTGTTTGATGAAATTGATTGTGGAATAAAAGATACTCGTTCCTTGCTCGTTATATGTTGAAATGAGAACAAATAATATGGATTAGGCAGCGTCTTATTCATAGACACAGTCACTACCAAGTTATTTGTTTCGTTTTTTCTAATTATCAGCATCTTTGCTTATGATATAATGAGCATCAAGTTTATCATCCATTAAAATGAATAAAATATCCATAGATTAGTAAGTATTTCTTCCTAATGATGTTTGATATGTGTTTATAATTGTTGATAATGTAGTCATTTCACCATCACTTAAAGATGTTCCAAAAGTTGTAAATGCTCTTCTTCTTGTTGATGTAGCAAAAGCACCTCCAATACTATAACCAGGGCTCATTAAAGTTCTTGTAGTCCAAGTTCCATTTGTTGCTGTAGTTTGTGTTGAACCAACTTGTGAACCATTTTTATAAGCTTTCATAGTAGTGCTATTAGTTCTTGATTGACCAAATAAACCAATAGTTCCATTCATTTGTGCTTGAGTAACTGTTAAATAAGCACTATTTGTAGCACCATTAAAATAACTTAATCCAGCATCAAGAGTATAATCGGCACCCTGTAACCAAGCAGATTGAGAATTAGTTCCATAGGCAGTATCCAAATTACCAAACTCTACTAAATAAACTGCTCCACCAGCAAAAGGAATGGCATTAGTTGTATTCGTATAAAAAGTAAAATGGAAGTCATTTATACTTCCTCCTGTTGGTGGGCCAATCCACGATGTATTAGCTTGAGAAGAAAAAGCAGTATTCGCAACAGTTCCTGATATACTATGTGTAAATGAACCTGTAAATGTTAAATCATTAGTGCCAGGATTTATAGCATTTATTTTATTAGAATTAGCAACAGCACCAAGATATGGATACATTAAACTCATTTTACTATACAATCCATTACTAACAAGTGATGTGAATAATGTTATAGTAGCTGCGGATTGTGTTGAATTAACTGAACCACCAGCAGCAACAACAGCATTTAAGTATGTTATTGCTTGAGTTGTTCCACTTGCCGGTGAAGGTGTAGAACTTGGTGTTGGAGTATTCGTTGGAGTAACAGTAGGCGTAGGGGTTGCTGTTTGAGTAGGAGTAATAGTTGGTGTCGGAGTAGGACTTGGAGTAACCGGTATTGCTGTTCCTTGTGGAACCACACCTGCTTGTTGTCCGTCATTCTCCATATTTCTTGGGACTAAATCAATTCTTCTATATTTAGATTTTTTGTAGTCCCAAGAATCAAATGGATTAGCATTTAATGGCACCTTTTCTCCTAAGAATTGAGTAGGAGCATAAAAAGTTTCTTGCTTTCCTAAAACACCCCAAGTTCTACTATCAACTTTTTTCTTAAAGTTCTTCATTAATTTTATTTGGCTTAAAAAAAGGGGGATTTTAACCCCCCTTTATTATTTGTTATTAGCAAGCACAGCTCGCTAAAGATAATCCTACTAAGGTCGATGATAATGAACCTGCTAATTGTTTAGCTGGTACTTTCTCGAATCCTTCTAAGACAATAGTATAACCACTTCTGTCAGCGAATACAGTTCCTGTTTCTGCCGTTCCAGATAATAATGCCATACCGAATTGTTCTCCCAAGTAAAGAATTGTTCCGTCATTTGTCTCAACAAATACTTTCATATCAGTATTTTGAGCAAGTAATTTAATTTGGTTTCTAGTTGATTGTTGTAATTTCAAGAACACTAAGTTAAGTGTTTGTTGATATACAACTGTTCCATTCTCCAAACTTGCCGCAATAGTTTCAACAAAATTAGAAGTATTCTTTTCAACTTGGAATGAATATACAGTTCCACCAGTAGCACCTACTGTTAAGATTTCTTGATTAGCATCTTCAGTTGTTCCTGTAACGCATCCCGCTACAATATACACACTTTTAATACCACCAACAGAATCTCTACAGCCTTTACATACTGAACTGTTTACATAACACGATGAAAAACTCATAATTTTTGTTTTTTTTTTTAATTAGTTTATTACGATAAGCCGTTAGTGATTACAAAGTTAGGCCATGCAATTTGCACACCTAAAGAGAAGTTAGAACGTAATCTTACTTCGTCAAAATCAACTGAATAAAACATCTTTAATGTTTCTGAGTCGCTCATAAGATTAACCCCTAAAACCATATAACCAGCAGGAGCTAACATTAATAAGTTAGAACCATTAAGACCTCCAACTGGATGAACCAAGATGTTAGTTGCTGGATGGAATGTCTTGAAGTCCTCGTAAGAAGATTCAGGATTGTAGTGATAGTAATTAGCTGTTCTGTAGTTAATTAAGTATTTTCTGTAGTTTGAGTGAGACATAAATACAACTAAGTCAGTTCTATTTACGATGTCATCAGGAATAGCCTCTACTAAATTATCAACTTGTGCTAATGCAGTTGTTGAAGCTAAAGCAGTTTGACCTGTTACAACAATACCACCTGTTACAGTTGTATTACCTGTTCCTAATTGAGCTACTAACTCCTTAAATCCTGAGAAACAAGTAGTAGCAGATGATGCTTGCCACTGTAAGTTTTCACAATATTGTGAGATTTGTTGAGTTTTTAAGATTGAGATTTGCTCCTCAAAAGGAACTGTCTCATTATAAGAACCTGGTTGTAATAATTGTCCAACCCAATAATCATTTAAGTCACGTGGACATAAACTCTCATTCACCTTGTATTGACAAGTTGTAATGTCTCTTTGTGTATAGATAGTCGTACCTGACGAATCCCATCCACAAGTTCCTTCTTGAACGTATAAGTTCGAGTTCAATAAGTTGATTGCTTGTGAACCAACCACACCTGCTTGAACCTTGATAATCTTAGAAGTTTCGCCTTCCAAGATTGCTCTCCTAATTAATTCACCACCCACTTCATCTGTATAAGTTGCTAAACCAGATAAGTTAAATGAAAAATCATATTTTTTGTTTGCCATAATAATTTTTATTATTTTTTTATTTTTATTGTTTATTTTTTGTATGAGTTTCGTCTCACACTAACCAATTGCGATATGTAATCGTTTTTTGATTCGTTTAATGCTGACAACATATTCTTTGCCATTTGTACTGGTTCACCTGCTGGTTCTTTTGAGAACTTAGAAACTTTCGCTTTCATATCCTCATAACCAGTAGTTAAATCTTCCATACATTTAGTTAAGAATGCCATTTTTTCCATCATATCTTTCTTGAATGTTTCGTCAGTAATGTCATTACCTACTGATAAATCAGGGGTCATTCCCATTTCTTCCATTTCTGGTTCTTTCATTTCTACATTCATTCTTTCAACGATTTTACCATCTTTGGTAATTATTCTAATCATCACCTCATTACCTTCGGTGTCTTTTAATGATAATTCGTGTTCACCATCTGGTGCTTTTACTTCATTACCATCTGCGTCTACTACCATAACATCCTCACCAACATCAAATGTAGGGGATTTTACAATAGTACCGTCTTTAAGCGTTGCTTCTACGAAGCTTTCTTTTTTTTCCATATCGTATTTGATTTCTTTGACCTTTCCGTCTTCGATTTTTATCTTGGTAGTATCTTCTAATTCATACTCACCATCTATTGCCGGCAACTGTCCGTTTTCCGTCATCATATAAATAGGCTCACCGATTGCCAATTCAGATTCAGATACTAGTTCAGCACCAGTTTCAGCGATTTTATAAGAATTAAACTTATACAATCCAAGTATTTTATTTATTTTTTTAATAGCGTCTTGGTAGTTCATTCTACTTCTTTTAATATTTGTTTTATTTCTTCAAGTAAGTCATTATTGATTGAACTAAACTTAGCTCTTTCTAAAAAATAACCTTGTACTGAAAATCCTTTTAATTTACCATCTTTAACTTTAGACCAAGTAGCATCATCATTAACTTTGATACTAATCATCCAAGTTCCCTTAGGATAATCCATTCCAAATACTTGTTGTTTGTCTTTTTGTGAATCTTCTATAATCCAACTCTCAACCACATCAACATTATTTAAGAACTTTCTACTATGTTCAATATTAGTTTTATTTAGTAATTTTTCCATCATAAACTTTTGTTGAAGTTTTTTAATGGTTTCTGAGGTGAAATAAACATAATAAATATCACCAGTAATTTCATTTCTACGGATAATCATCTTATCAGGAATCATAGCTGGTCCAACTACTATTCTTTGTTCGGCATTAAATACAGAAAAAGTCATTTCATCTTCTATTTTGATTGGTGTATTATCGTAATTACATTTATTACAAATGTAAGGATTATTACCACCTTGTTCATAGTCCCATTTCCACCCACACTTATCACATACTATAACACCTTTAATGTCTGCCATTTTTTCATACTTGTTGATAGTACTTTCTACCCAAGATAAAGCCTCAACTCCACCCCAAGCATCCATAGCTAATTTACCGCAAGAACCTTCATACGATTTACTTGATTCTAAATCTACTTTGTGTCTTGTGATATAGGCTTTCATTCGTTTTACTGTCTCGATTGAGATTGGTTTTCCTTGAGCTAATTGTTGAGCTCTTACTTTACCAACTTGTGTCATACAATCATTTGGATTACCGGTTCTTTCAATATAATCTAATGCTGATTGAGCATTCTTACGGATAAGTTCAGGATAATCTGTATAAGAAGCATATTCACCAATTACATATTCACCATCTTCACTCATCTCTTCTTTAATTGGAACACAATTAGGAACTTCTCTACCATTATCACCAATCTTAGTTCCAATAGGTTCATATCCTTCCCAACAAGCATCTTCTAAACCTGCCATCTCGACTGGATGTTTCTCACACGGCATATAAAGAGTTTTATCACCATAAGTATGAGGGTGTGAACCCTTACATCCAATTGCTAGTGCCATCGTTTCTGCGTCTTCTTTACTCTCAAATAAAGGTAATGAAGCAAGTACAGGTTTTAATTCAACATCTTCTGTTACTTGGTCTACATAAGGAGATAAACCACTAACATCGGGGTTAGTAGCAGAAAATCCTGTTCTAGGAGCATAACCTGCTTCTTGTGCTGATGTTGTTAAAGTATTAGGGCCTGGTACATCGTTTTCATCAATAACACCTTTTCTAACAGAACCTTTATTGATAATGGTTGTATCCAATTTATAAACTAATTGTACGAACCTATGACGACAATTATAAGAACCTCTCCACTCGAATATAGAATAACCATCTGGTCCAACAGGATTAACATTTCTTGTAGACATCTCTTGAATATCTTCAATTCTAAATACACGATTGGCTCTCATCATTTCAGCACAGAATGTTCTATTCTTTTTGTCCTGAGGCCCAACATATTTGTATCTATATTTTACTTCATTTGTGTCTTGTGCTGATGGAGCATTTGGGTCGGCTAATATTGCGAACTCTTCTTTACCAAGTTCTTTAACTTGAGATATTGTAAAACCCTCTTTTTCTAATAGTCCTTGAGGTTCTCCGTAAGCGTGAAACATTTGTATTACCTGTGGAATCTCTTCATCGGATAATACATAATGAGTTGGTTTTTCATCATTAGAAAAATACTCAAATGATGCTTCGTGAGCTGGCATTTCAACTAACGCAATTCCGTCAAGTCCTGCTTCGTTGTCTCCGTCTTCAATAATTAAT